GACTAAAGAAAACAAACTTGTTGAAGTTCTACTGACATATGATGAAGGTCTAAACCGCTATTATGGTCTACTTGAACTTGCTGAAGAAGCAGGCATCTTTAAGAAAGTATCGACACGTTATGAACTGCCAGATGGTTCAAAGCAGTTTGGTAAATCAATCAATTCAAGCCCAGAGAAGTATTTCACTGAAGAAGTATTGCAAGAAATTGAAAAGCACGTTGGCAAGACATTCTTGTATGGTAAACCTTCTGAAGAAGAACTTGACGAAGAATTGGCAGAGATTGCTGAACTTGATGAGGTAGTAGATGATGCGGAAGTATGATGATGGTGTGGTTGAAACTGAAGGGTTATATGATTTCGTTTATGGACCTGAGGGTGACGAAATGCACATTAGAATTATTAAGGGTGAGTGGTCTGACTTAGTATTTCGTTTTGGTAAAGTAGGTTTTACTGAAGACGAAGATGCAGGTCCAGAAAGTGAAGATAGTCCCTTGACATTGGCGTTTGATTATGATATTATAGACTTACCATCACACCTTGACAACATTGATGAGAGTGTCGATGATGAAAAGTTTTATGAGTTCGAAAATATGTTAGGCGACATACTAGTAGATATTTTTGAAAAAGAACTGGAGATTAAGAAACCCGATGAGCATGGAACAACAAATACTGAAGCATCTATTCATTGATGAAGACTATGCAAGAAAAGTCATCCCATTCATCTCCGAAGACTACTTTCACCAAAATACTGAGAAGGTCGTTTATCGTGAGGTTAATGATTATATTGGGAAGTACAATGCGCTACCTTCGAAAGAGGCTGTGGTCATTGCCTTGGGTGAGAAAAATCTTTCAGAAGCAGAATACGATGGTGCAATCGCAAGTATCAAAGCCTGTCTCCAAACAGAAGACACAAAAGAAAATATCGACTGGCTCCTCGAAAAAACCGAAGACTGGTGCCAAGAAAAAGCGGTTTACAATGCAGTAATGGAAAGTATCCAAATTCTTGATGGCAATACTCAAAATCAAGAAAAGGGTTCTATTCCTAAAATTCTGTCTGATGCTTTGGGTGTTTCTTTTGACAGTCACATTGGTCACGACTTTCTTGCTCAGTCAGATGAACGTTTTGACTTCTATCATCGTGTAGAAGAAAAGATACCATTTGATTTGCAATTGATGAATGATATTACCAAAGGCGGTTTGCCTAATAAGACTTTGAATATTGCACTTGCAGGTACGGGTGTTGGTAAGTCTTTGTTCATGTGTCATTGTGCAGGTGCAAACCTAAACATCGGCAAGAACGTTCTCTATATCACTATGGAGATGGCAGAAGAAAAGATTGCAGAACGTATTGATGCAAACTTGCTTGATGTATCGCTTGATGATTTGGGTGTTCTATCAAAAGACATGTATGACAAGAAGATTAATCGTTTGGTGAAAAAGACGCAAGGTAAACTGATTGTAAAAGAGTTTCCAACTGCATCTGCACATGCTGGTCACTTCCGTCACTTGTTGAACGAACTGAACTTGAAAAAGAACTTTCGTCCAGACATTATCTACATTGACTATCTGAATATCTGTGCATCGTTTCGTATCAAAGCAGGTGCGAATGCAAACTCGTATACGATGATTAAATCTATTGCAGAAGAACTTCGTGGTCTTGCTGTTGAGTTTGGTGTACCGATTGTTTCTGCTACTCAAACAACACGTTCTGGTTTCAGTAACTCTGATGTTGGTCTTGAAGATACTTCAGAATCCTTTGGTCTACCAGCAACCGCAGACTTTATGTTTGCTTTGATTAGTACAGAAGAACTTGAAGAACTTGGTCAGATTATGATTAAGCAATTGAAAAATCGTTATGGTGACCCTGCGTTGCATAAGAGATTTGTTGTTGGTGTCGATAGAAGCAAGATGCGTCTATATGATTGTGAGCAAGATGCACAAGATGGTTTGACTGATACTGGCAGACAGCAACAAGACAGACCCGCATTTGATAATGGTGCATTTGGTCAACAGATGAATGAAGAGTTGTCTTTACGCCCTAAAAAGAAAGATAGGAGGTTCGATGGAATTAATGTATGATGTAATTAAAATGAACAATGGCACTTATGGTGTCTTAGAGGTTGATAGTAACCTACTTATCGCAAAGGGTCTAAGTCTCTGGGAAGCAGAGAAGTTAGTAAATAATCAAAAGAACGGTGGTGGCTTTCAAGGTAGAACGCCGACATTTATGAGCGCAGGAGAGAACATTGAGTAAGGGTAATGCAAAGAGTAGTGCAATTTCATTAGAAATGCCTCTGGATGATGCACAATCACCAGAAGAGAAGTTTCAACTTCCCGACAGTGATTTAGCAGATACAACAGATGAAGAAGTCAAACCTGATTTCAGACTGACTAAGTACATCAAAGTTTTTGATGATGCACTTCCTCAGTCATATTGTGACAAGATTTTGAAACTATTCAGAGAAGATGGTGATAATCATATTGTTCGCAAAGACGAAGGTGAGCATTTTGTTTCATGTAATATTGAGAAGTCAGAAGCATGGGATAAGGTTTCAAACACACAAAGAAAGATTGTTGAAGCAACAATGCCAGTGTATGCGAAATCTGTTTCACCACATCAGGCACAGTTTCCAGAGCAATCTGTTTTAGAAGATTTCTATGTGTATCAGTTCCGTGATGACAATGACTATAAAGACATTGGGGTTGATACAAGTAATCTTGCACAAGTAAAACGATATCTGACATTCATCTGGTTTCTTACAACTGATGAAGAGTTTGAAGTCGGTTTCTTTGATGTGCAGAATACAGTTAGCGCAAAAGCAGGTCGATTGATTGTATTCCCATCTGTATGGACATACCCATATGCAATCACAAACCTCAAAGATAAAGAGAACTTTTTGATTAAAAGTCACGTTTGTATGGTGTAATGCCTTATAAATAATGTAATGATTATGTGTGGGTGAGAGTTTAAGGTGTCAAAAGAATTGCTGAGGTACAGACAATCAGCGTATGGAAGAGTTGGAGAAGTATTTATTGTACAAATCAAATCCAAGTAAAGGAAAGCGGACAAAGGCGGTGCATGTAACCGTGAGTGGGGGTTTCTCTCCGCATTCGATAGACACCTAGGGGTGTTGCTCTTCCAAGGGGCAACGCCCCTTTTTTTTGTCTAAATGACACCATATTACCAAATTAATTTCAACTATTTTGGTAATCCCTTATAAATCAACAACTTACAGACCAAAATAATCCTTGACAATCCATCAATCTTATCGTACAATGTATGTATAAATTGATGAAGAGAGAGGACTATCTATGTTTCGTATCCCAAATTTCTATGAAAATGCAGTGTCTTTCGATGAAGGTGTTATTGCTATGAAGAACCACGGGCGAGGTGACTTGCTTGAAGGTCTTCAAGCGATGGACCGTTGTTGGGAAGAGCATTGCTCTGGTTCACCCCGTTTTGAAGATGATGACGATTTCTTTGAATATTATGAGTATGAAGTAAATGCTTATAACGTTGTCTTCGAAAACATGTCTAAGTTGTTTCAATAAGAGGTTCTTGTATGAACATTGTATCAGTTAGTGGTGGCAAGAAGTCAGAACGTGAGATTGTTGAGAAGGTAGTCGGGTGGTGTATCAACCACATGATGCCTCGTATGAAAACCCTATATATTGAAGTAACACTAGCAAAGATTGATGCTTTAGGGTATTGTATGGAAGAAGACACCAATCGTGAATTCTCACTTGAAATCAGAAAAGGCTTGGGTCTGTATGATTTGGTTAGCACTGTCTGCCATGAGATGGTTCATGTTAAGCAGTACGCAAAGCGTGAGATGCGCCGTGATAAGCACGGTCGGATGATGTGGAAGAAGTCCCGTGTCGCTGATGATACTTCATATGATGACTTGCCTTGGGAGAAAGAAGCATATCGAATTGAGCGTGAACTTGCGCTACTATGCTTCCAAGAAATTTAGGTTTTTTACCAAATTAACCCTTGACTGTATCACATTCTTTTGCTATAATACTTGTATAACGTTGAGAAAAGAGAGATATATTATGAATGAACAAATGACAAAAGCAGTAAATACTTTGATTGAAATGATTAAAGTTGACTATGAAGACTTTGCGACCCGTGGTGGTCAGAAAGACTTGAGTGGTTACTTTGCTGAACAGATGGAGAAATTCTATGATAATATTGAAGTTCGCCCTGGTCAGAAGTATATCAAAATTATCAAAGAGAATAGTGTTTGGGGTTTCATTGTGAACACTGAAAACGACAAGAAATTTAAGTATGGAGATATATTAAAAGCCGCTGGTTACAACGCTCCCGCTCGTAACAAAGCACGAGGCAATATCTTTGGCGCTTACGAAATTCGCTGGACGGGTCCTCTCTACCTTTAAGGAAAGCGAATGCCTAGGGGGGTGAGTTTGGTCGCTCACCCCCTTTTTTTATCAAAAAGGACGTATAATGAATATCGAAAAAACGGAACGTCATATCAAAAGTCTATGCAAAAAGCATACCGAACTCGCAGAAAGGATTGAAGTTCTTGAAGCAGAGCGTGTAGATGATTTGATTATCAGTAAATTTAAGCAAGAAAAATTGCGCTTAAAGGATGAAATTACTCATCTTGAAAGGAGTATAATGTAACTTGTTGCCAAACTTCTGTCTTATAAATATACATGTATAATTGAAAATAACTTGAGGATATTTCTAAGATGGTAGCAAAAACATTCACAAAATTTATGGAGCAGGCAATCAATAGTCCTGCTGACATAACAGAACTTCAACTCGCATTAAAAGAGTTGGGTTACACTGATTTCAAAAAAATCAGTTCAAAAAGATTTTCCGTATTAACAGATGAAAATCGTGTTGAGTTACTTGAAAAAATAGCACAACACTTTTCAGCATTTGGCGCAGTATACGACCAAGACTTTGGTTCCTCATCTGTAGGTATGGTTCGCATTGGCACATTTGCTATCGGTGCGGCACCCAAATCAAAACAGGGTAAAGCAAGCGCAGGTATTCAAAACGAATACACTCTAATCAATATGGTTAACACCGCTCTTGCTGACGGTCCCCTTAATTTAGTATTCCAAGCAAAAGGTAAAAACTTTACTGTTCCTATGGCAGTTCGTGCTGAAGCAGTTGGTGGCGATACTAAAGACCGCAAAAAATCAGATGTAAATATTGTTGACGCAGATGGCAATAAGTTTCCTCTTTCACTGAAGAAAGACAAGGCTGAGATGTGGGAATCCGCAGACAGTTATTGGGGTGAACAGATGAAGAAGATTGTGCAACGTGAACAAAAAGCAGGCACAGTCAAAGTCGAACCTCACCCAAAAGTACGTTCAGTATTTACACTCACACCAAACCTTGCAGTCAAAGCCAATTCAAAAGAACTAATTAACGTTGTATTTGGTACAGATATTTTACCTAATGGTTGTGTACTAGAAAAAACATTTAATGGTAAATATAGTATTGACGCAGATACAGAAAGTGTTATAATAGACGTAACAAAGATTATAACAAGTCCAAGAGAATTAAAAGGCGATTACGAAGTGTATTTCTTAATGAGAAACGACAGTTCTCGCAAGGGTTCTAAAGTCCCTGGCTTGCGTGTTCTTGCAGTTAAGAAAACTCGTATTAACAAAAACGTGAAGGTAGTGAAGCGATGAGAAGTTTTTCAAGTTATCAACAGTTAGATGAATCCGCAGGTAAGAACTTACACCTTGAGCATTTAGAAGACGAATTGTTTAACAATGGAATTGATGGTGGTCGTGCGGCGATTAACTTCCTACGTTCATTGCGTGATATGCTCAGAGGTGATGCTAAAAGCAAAGTCAATGTGACTGTAAAGTGGGACGGTGCGCCCGCAGTCTTCTTTGGTATCGACCCAGAAGATGGTAAGTTTTTTGTTGCTAAGAAGGGCATCTTCAACAAGAACCCTAAAGTATACAAATCACATGCAGACATTGATGCAGACACTTCTGGTGATTTATCTGACAAACTGAAAGTCTCGTTTGACCATTTACAGAATTTGAAACTTGGTGGCGATGTATATCAAGGTGACTTGATGTTTACTAAAAAAGACTTAAAGACAGAAACAATTGAAGGTGAGAAACTAATTACATTTGGTCCAAATGCTATTGTATATGCTGTACCAGTTGATAGTGACCTCGGCAAAACGATTAGTAAGTCGAACATGGGTATCATCATTCATACGAAGTATTCTGGTGGACCTACATTGCAAGATATGAGTGCAACATTTAATATTGATGTATCTGGTTTTGGTAACGTTTCTGGTTTGTGGTATCAGGATGCAGAATATAAAGACGTATCAGGTAACGCTACATTGACCTCAAAAGAGACAACTGAACTTGATGTTATTCTATCAAAAGCAGGCAAAGCATTCAGAGGTATCAACTCAAAAGAATTCAAAGAAATTCTGAAGATGCAAGAAACAATGACTGGCGGCATTGCTGGTGCTTCAATTAAGACATTTATTAATAGTAAAATCAGACAACAAAAGAACGTAAATCCTAAATCTGCCGCGGCTGATTATACTAAATACATAGAGACATACTTTAATGATAAGCAAATCGCAAAAGTAAAAACACAAAAAGCGAAAGACCAAAAAGCGCAATTGCGTGATGAATATATGAGGTTGACGCAAAAATATCAGAAGACTTTGGTTGCGGCATTTGCATTTTATTCTTTGATTGATGAGGGCAAAATATTGCTTGTTCGTAAATTAGAGAGTGTGAAACAATTAACGAAAACGTTCAATAGAACTGACAGTGGCTACGAAGTTACAGAACCTGAAGGATTCGTTGCAGTAGATAAAGTCGGAGGGAATGCAGTAAAACTGGTTGACAGGCTGACATTCTCATACAATAACTTTACTGCCGCAAAAAATTGGACTAAGTGAATATCAATAAAGGATACGAGTTAAATGAAAAAATTTAAGAATTTAGGGGAAGCGAAAGAGAAAAGTGTTGTCTTTTCTTTTGGTCGATTTAACCCACCCACAACTGGTCACGAAAAACTGTTGAAAGCGGCATCTAAAATTGCCACTGCACAAGGTGCTGATTTAAAAGTATACCCATCACAGTCACAAGACCCTAAAAAGAATCCTTTGTCTTTCACTGACAAAGTTAAATTCATGCGTAAGATGTTTCGCACTTATGCCAAATCTATCAGTTCAGATAAGACAATCAAAACATCGTTTGATGTTATCGTAAAACTATACGACCAAGGTTACACAGATGTGACTATGGTTGTTGGTGGCGACCGTGTTGCTGAATTCGATAAACTTCTAAACAAGTATAATGGCGTAAAGGGTCGTCATGGTTTCTATGAATTTGAAGGCGGAGTAAAAATTAAGTCTGCTGGTAATCGTGCAGACCCAGATAGTGATGCGGCGAAGACTATGAGTGCTGATGCGATGTCTGCATCTGTACTACGCAAACTTGCATCTGAAGGTGATTTCGAAGAGTTTAAAAAAGGTGTTCCAGACACACTTGGCGACACAGACAAACGTGTATTGTTCAACAAAATTCGTACAGGTATGAAACTTGCCGCAATCAATGAGATGTTTGAATTGTTGTTTGGTGAAGCATTGCTAAACGAAGAAGAAATGATTTCAGAAAAAGCGCCACCAGATGCTGAGATTGAAAAGTGGTTGGAGAAGCCTGAAACAAAAGCAGAATTCAAAGACAGATATGGTAATGACTGGGAAAAGGTCATGTACGCTACTGCATGGAAGATGCACAAAGATAAGAGTAAAGAAGAAGAGTGGAACATTGATGAAGAGTTGGATGAAGAATATGCTCCAGCAGATATCAATGATTTATTCGAAGAAGAATTTAAAGATTATAGAAGTCTTTCATTCGACTTGTTGCGTGAGAAGGTTGTTGTCACTGAAGAGGGTGAGATTACAAAAGCACACCTAAACGCAATTGAGAAATATGCAGATAAACTATTTAATAAAGTCGGTATTGATGTTGAATTTACAAGACACTTTTTAGACCGAGTAAATGATGCAAGAAATAAAAAGCAAATAACAAACGCCGAACTTGTTCGTCTGTTCAAACAGACATATGCAAAGTATGGCAAGAAGATTGCAAAACTCGGACCAGATGCCGAAGCGGTTCTTAATGATATTAGAACTGATGTAAACATGCCATTCGTATTGAAATGGGATGCAAAGAATAACGAACTCGACATGGTTGCAAAGACAGTCATGCGAAAGAAAGATTTTAAAACGCCAGACCAGAAACTTGTAATTGATGGCGTTGCACAAGATAAAGATATAGAAGACAGAGAGGGCTCCCAGCCAAAAAAGTATTACGCAGGTGACATGTCAAAGTCCACCAAAGAAAAACGTGCCGCTCATTTCGCTAAAGGAAAGAGTGGACCTGCTCCAGGTGATGCTTCAGCCAAGACCAAACCATCAAAGCACACAAAGAAATATCAACAGATGTTCGGTGAAGTTGCAGAACTGTTTGATGAGTTGGATGAAGCAGAAATCAAAGGACTTGTTGATAAAGCAGAGAAGACTGGAATCTCATACGGCATTCTGAAGAAAGTCTATGACAGAGGAATGGCGGCATTTAAGACTGGACACCGCCCTGGTGCTACTGCACAACAATGGGCGTTTGCAAGAGTTAATTCTTTTGTGACTAAAGGTAAAGGTACATGGGGTAAAGCAGACGCAGACCTTGCCGCAAAAGTTCGTGGCGAAGAAGTTGAAGGTGTAAATAAGAAGACTGTCAAAACTATTCGTGAAGCACACATTGCTGAAGTCACATCAAATGACTTACCAGACATGGGTGACGAAGACCCATACAAAGATGTTCAAGTACGTTTCGTTCCTTACGCAGTAAAGATTAAAGGTTTCCCTGAGTTTTATCTGTATTCAGTTAGCGTGTCGAAAGTACGTTCTGCTATTCGTATGACACTCAAAAGAATGGACGATATTGAGTACATTGAACGTGTGACTGATGCAGAAGTTCGTGGTGAGTATCGTCAAAGAGCATACGACCCAGGCAAACTTCAAGCAAAAGATGATAACCTGAAAGTAAGACAAGATGCTTACTACAGAGAATCCTATGGGTATGGTAGTGATGAACTTGTAAAAGCATATAAGAAAACAACCCCAGGTGAACTAGAGGAATCAACGCCACGCTGGATTAAAGAACTTATCGCCAAATACTTTGCTAAGAATAAGTATGAAAAAGCGGCACAGGGTCTTCTACGTTATGTTGATAAAATGGAAAAAGAAAAGCCAGGGAGACATGGGTTAGACTTCTATGCAGGTGAAATTCTGCGATTTACAAATTCTAAAATGGACGCTAAAATTCTTGCAAAAACTGCAAGGAAAATTCTTGCGACAGAAGCAATCTTCTATGCTAAAGATAACAACCTGTCACTGCACGAAATCTACAGACCTCATTCAGATATGTATTATCAGATTTTTGAGACTGCAAGAGAACTTGATGCTCAAGTTGACGGTACGGATAAATACTTACTAGAGCAAACTAATATTGGTGAATGGGAGCGTTATGATGGTGAATTCGTACCGCTTGATATTCCTCTTGTTGAAAATTGGATTGATGAAGAAAAAGACGTAGAACTAGGCAAACCCAAGCGTGGTGGTTCTAAGAAGTTCTATGTGTACGTTAAGAATGATAAGGGCAATGTAATCAAAGTTTCATTTGGTGACACTTCTGGTCTTAAAGCAAAGATTAACAACAAAGACGCCGCTAAAAGTTTTGCGGCACGTCATCAATGTGATACGAAGAAAGATAGAACTACTCCGGGTTACTGGGCATGTCGATTGCCGATGTATGCGAAAGAACTTGGTCTTGAGGGTGGGGGAGACTACTTTTGGTAAACCCATACGCAGACCAAGGTAACACTAGAGTTTTCTCTAAAGACGTACTATCTGAAGAGTTAGTATGGCACAGAGATAAGAAAGATAGAACAGTTACGATACTTGAGGGTGATGGTTGGCAATTTCAAAGAGACAATGAATTGCCGTTTCATCTGAATGTGGGAGATGAAATTACCATCGAAGCACTTGAGTATCATCGTATTATTAAAGGCAAAACAGATTTAAAAATCGAAATTAAGGAGAACTAAGATGTCACTATTCAGAGACCCGCTGACAAAAGCACTTGCTGAAACAGCGAAAAATATTATGGAAAAGAAAGTCATGTGCGAAGCATGTGGCAAAATGCACGAAGAAGGCGCTTGCGCTATGAAAGAAGGTAAAATGTCTGACCTAGATATGGTTGGTGATGACCTTATTGCATACGCAAAGAAGAACGGTGGAATCGACAAGAAAGATTTTATGAAGGCGGCAGACCTAATCAAAAAAGGTGATATCCCTAAACTTGTCAAATTCACAAATGACCTAGACACTGAACCAAGAGACCTAATCATTATGATGGTTGCAAATGGTGTTGGTTTTAAAGAAGCAGGTAAACTTTTCAAAGTTAATATTCGTGCATCAAAAATGTATGAAGATATTGAACTGCCAGAAGAAGTTACAGACGAAGACGCAGGCGACTTTGTTGTTGCCGCGGCTGCCGCTAAAAAAGCAGGCAAGAAGAAGTTTAAATTTGGTGGTAAAGAGTATCCAGTAACAATCAAAACTGATATTAAGTCTGAAGAAGCGATTGTTGAAGAAGACCTCGATGAAGCACTGAAAATTACTCATGTTGTTATCGACACCGCTGACGATGATAAGGTTGTCTCAATGGCATCTGATGAGAAAGGCGCAAAGTCTTCTATCGTTAGTGCAGAACGTCCTCCAATGTCAATCAAAGACAAAAAGACTTTAAAGGTTGTTAAGTTGAAGAAGCCTGCTGGTCAAAAAGCGGCTGATAAGTTGATTGGTTATCCACTCAAAGAAGAAGACTTGCAAGAGTACGGTTACGTTAAGTCCAACTATACAGTAAAGCACAAGTCATTTTCTTCTGCAATTCAACATGCAGTAGAAGTCGCAATGAAAAAAGGTTACGAAGTAGACGCAGACGATTATGACCAGAAGGTTGCAATGGGTCCAAAGAAACCTTCAAAAGGCAAGACAAACTCTTATTCTATTAAGTTGACGAAGAACGGTAAAGAGCAGAAAAAAGCACTTCAAGTTCAGATTGCAAACTTAGATAATAAGTTCTACGAACTCAACATGTACATTCAATAGGATATTAAATTATGTCAAACCCAGAACATTTAAAGCAGATTAAGAGTGTTGCAGATGCATATGCTCAAATCAAAAATGCTGAACACCAAGCGGCTTTAGAGCAAGCACAACAACCTGCACCTGTTGCTTCTCCTACTGAAGAGAAACAACTTGACGAAGATGCTGACGTTTCTATTGGTGCAGTCCAGAAACCCAAAGGTGCCAATGCGTTTAAGAAGGTTCAGAAGGGTTTTCCTAACCGCGCAATTGCTGGCAGAGCATTAGACAAAGCCCGTAAAGTTGAAGATAAAGAAGTTGTTGAGAAAGCACCTAAGATTAAAAAAGGTCTTAGGGATAAGAAGGGGCGTATACACACTGTCGATATGAGTATTGATGGTGATAAGTTATCGTTTAGGGTTGCTGATGAGTTTGGTTCATTCAAAACCGTCAACGCAAAAGGACTTGCAAAGATGTTTGAAGCCGCTGAGGGCGACTTCGAACCTCATATGATGTACGACCCGAAAACGGGTAAAGGTTACAAAGCGAATACGATGGCAGACCATCTCAAATTCAAGGACATGGGATACACCCATGAGAAGCCTGAAGTTGAAGAAAAGAAGAAGGGTAATGTCACAATCAATCCCGAACTTTCCGAAGATGGGCATACTGATGTTTCTTCTGCAATTCGCAAATGTAAAACAATCATGGAAGATGCACAAGATATTCTGACTGCACTTGATACTATGGGTCCAGAAGAAGGTCTTCCTACTTGGTGGATGAATGCTGTAACCATCTCAGCGCACGAACTAAATAGTATGAGAGATTATATTAAGAACCCCGGCGCATCTAAAGAATAGGAACATGACCGTGAAAAAGATTAAAGACTTTTTGCTAGAGGCAAAACCAAAAGATGATACATTGCCTCAAATCTATTGCGATATGGATATGGTATTAGTCGATTTCATTGGTGGTGCTAACAAAGCGTTAGAAGATGCTGGATTCCCTCAGAAGTTTAATGAGAAGGGACAGCACAATGAAAAAGATAAAAAGTGGGACGTTCTAAAAGGAGTAGACAAATTCTGGTTCAATCTCAAACCTATGTCAGATGGTCTCGCCCTCTGGAAGTTCATCGGAAAGTACAACCCGTACATTCTGTCTACACCAAGCAAGAGGATGCCCACAAGCAAACCAGAAAAGAAAAAATGGGTTGCAAAGTATCTAACAAAGCCAAAAGGAATTCTACTAGTCCCAAGAGAAGACAAACAGAAGTGGGCAGTCGAGAATGGTTTGCCTAATATTCTCATTGATGACTATATAAAGAATATTAAAGAATGGGAAGCAAAAGGCGGTATTGGTGTACATCACACAAGCACTTCAGCAACCATTTCAAAATTAAAGAAACTAGGTTTTAACTAAGGAGAAAACTATGTCACTACCAAGATGGGCGAAAGCACCAACAAAAGATGCAATTGCAACAGCACAAGGCTGGAAGTCACCAAAAGGTGAATTGCTTGTATCACACAAAGACCTTGAAGCAAAGATTAAGTTGATTGGTGGTAAAGGTACAACCACACCAGTTAAAGAAACTGTAGATGTTGCTACTGAAGCCGCCAAAGATGTTGGTAAAAAAGTAGCATCACCATTTAAGAAGAAAAAGAAGTAAGTCTTTACCAATTTGGTTCGATATTATGACATTGATTACTAATCGGATAACTGATGAAAATATATAATTTGAATGAGAAGAATATTCTTCTTTATGCTATGCAACAATATGACAGTCCCGATATGGAACTTGAGGGCGTAAATGCTTTTGATACTGACTGGAAACATGTTAAATACATTAGAAGACTATTGAACAGATATCAAAGCACTGGTGAGATTAAAGAGCGTTTGGTACTAAACCATATTATTGTATTAACAAATGTCTTTGGTATTGAGGGCGCAGTAAGAATACTATTTGCAAAGATGCCTAGTTATCAGTGGGACATTGTGAAGACGTTTTTAGTGTATCTTGCTTTTATGCCGAAAATAGTTAGAGGTATTCATGGTATGGATATTTTAGAAAGTAATATTACAATCAATGCTGATATAGCAGAAAAACTAAGAGAGTTATAAAAATGGCAATTACTGGAGTGTTTGACGCAGTTATAGCGTATCAATTCGTTAAGATGATATCTCAACCTTTCGATGAGTGGGAAGCGTATGAGATGGGCATCATTGACGAAAATGGTAAGTCATTGCGTAAGCGTAGCACGTTAAAATCTCAGAAAGAGAAGAATGCGTTCACTACATTTCATGTAATGGTCAGAAATCTTAAACTGATTATGTCGAAACTCCCAGGCGGTAAATCAAAACTCATGTCATTTGCGGCGGCACTTTATCTTCTAAAAGAAGACCGTGACACCGATTTAAATAGAAAAGAATTGCATGAGGAACTTAACAAACTTATAAATAGTAATGAATTCAAGATGAATTATGTTGAATTTGTTGCCAAAGAAGATTATCTTAAAGAAGATATGTTTGCCGCAACAACTACAAGTGACGTTGCAATGGTAGACAAGCCGCTAGAATTTGCGGGCAATAGAGTATTTAAAGTACCAACATCAACTTTTATGAAAGCGAGACTAGGTAAGAAAAAGTACGCTAAGTGGTTTGATTATGTTGGAGAAGCACCAAATGCAGAAGACATTCGTACTTACGGTTTGAAGAACCCAAAGAATGCAGTGATTTTGCAAGACGAAAGTTCAGGCGCTATGATGTATCTACGATACGGCAAGCGATAGTTTGAAAATCAATTTAGGATAATACAAATGGCATTAGCAAAATCAACGAAACTAGAAAAAGAAAATCTTGAAGTTCATGTAGATATGTGTGCTTTACGTTACGAAGCACTAGAAGGGCGACTATCTAAAGTAGAAGAAAAGTTGGTCGAAATTGCTCAAACCATTCACAGTTCTCAACAATCAATGACTAAATCTATCTTTGCGTCAACTGCTACAATAGTTGCCGCGGCAATCTCTGTTATAGTAGCAATGGCAATGAGAGGTGGGTTTTAGTTCTCCAATACAGGAAACATGTAACCCGCTATGTCACAAAATACAGATAAGTTAGAAAAGATAATACATCAAAGCAGTCGGTGGATTGTCTTCGGTTGTATCTCCCCTATAATATATGTCGTTAGCGCACACATTGCGCTAAGTTTCGATATAATTAGTTTCGATAAAATATATTGGTGTGCTTTAGGTCTCGCCGCATTCATATGTTTGATTTGGTGGTTCTGGGCGTTAAGAGTGATTATGACGATTGGTCTAATCACAGGAAAAGCAAAAAAAGACTTGACAACAGCCATAGAAGATGTTAGAATGATTAAACAAGATGTAGAAGAGACTAATAAACTGTTCAAAGAAATCGTCAAGAAAACCAAATAATACTTGACAATTGACCAAAACGGTGCTATACTTACAAACATGAGTATGGCACCTTTTTTATTGCATGAGAGTATATTATGACGGCATTCGTTGACCACAAATATGTTGGACTAATCAGTCCAAGACTAGATAAGTTCACTCGTAAAGAACAAAATCTTTACAACTTCAGATGTCCTATCTGTGGTGATAGTACAGCAAGCAAAACGAAGGCACGTGGTTATATCTACGAAAGAAAGAATGCGTTGTATTTCAGATGCCACAATTGTGGTGCTTCAATGTCTCTTGGTAATTTCGTCAAATCTCTTGATGCAACACTCTACAAGCAATATACGTTAGAGAAGTATTCAGAAGGTAATACTGGTCATGGGCGTGTATCCAAGAAAACTCCACAAAACTTATTTGACTTTTCGGCACCAAAGTTTTCCAAGAAAAGCACTAAATCTAGTGACATAGAGGGACTTTGCCGTATAGATATATTACCAACCGACCATAAAGCGGTTGTGTATCTCAAGTCGAGAAAAATACCACAGTCAAAATATAAAAGACTATTTTATACAGAAAACTTTAAGAAGTGGGTCACTTCAATCTCAGATAGATATTCAACACTGCCTGAGAAAGAAGAACGTATTGTCATTCCGTATTATGACCAACAAGGCAAATTATTCGCCGCCCAAGGTAGGAGCCTAGATGCCAATAATAGTATGCGTTACATCACTGTCAGATTTGATGAAGATACGCCTAAGATTTATGGTCTGGATTCCTGGGATAAGTCCCAACAAACATTAATAGTAGAAGGTCCTATTGATAGTCTGTTTTTAGAAAACAGTCTCGCAATGGGTGGGGCAGACATTCCCTTTGAACTATTTGATAAAGACAATACAATCATTGTATTCGACAATGAACCAAGAAACAAAGAAATCGTCAACAGACTGAAAAAAGTCATTGATATGGGATTCAGTGTTTGTTTCTTTCCAGACGTAGTGAAAGAAAAAGACATTAATGACATGGTACTTGCTGGTGCATCTTCAACCCAACTTATGAAGATTATACAGAAGAACTCGTACTCAAATCTGTCGGCACAACATAAACTCGTTAGTTGGAAGAAAGTGTAAAAAGGAATATATGGAAATGAACCAAACGATTATGGTAGAAAAAAGAGATGGTGCAAGGGTACCTCTCGACTTGAATAAGTTTCACAAAGTGGTTATGTGGGCGTGTAATAATATTGCAAATGTGTCTCCTTCTGAGATTGAAATTAAATCTCATATTCAGTTTTTTGAAGGTATGAAGACTACAGAAATACAAGAGACACTAATCAAAGCCGCCGCTGATTTGATTACTGAAGAAACACCTAACTACCAAACTGTTGCTGGTCGTCTAATCAATTATACACTGCGTAAAGAAGTCTATGGTCAATTCGAACCTAATGACTTTCTTTCGACAATTAAAACAAACGTTGAACTCAACAAATACGATGCAGAAATACTTACTCTGTACACTGAAAAAGAGTTGAACGAACTTGGCGATTACATTAAGCATGAACGTGATGATGAGTTTACATATGTTGCAATGGAACAGATGCGTGGGAAATACTTGGTTCAGAACCGCATCACAAAGCAATACTATGAAACACCTCAAATCATGTATATGATGATTGGTGCAACACTATTTTCTGCTTACACAAAAGACCGTATGCGTTGGGTTAAAGATTTCTATGATGCAGTATCAACATTCAAGTTGTCTCTGCCAACGCCAATTATGGCGGGTCTACGCACACCCACAAGACAGTTCTCTTCTTGTGTTTTGATTGAGAGTGATGACAGTCTGAAGTCTATCAATGCTACTTCGTCCGCTGTTGTGAACTACATTTCACAAAAAGCAGGCATCGGTATCAATGCTGGTCGTATTCGTGCTATCGGTCAACCCATTCGCAATGGCGATGCTATGCACACAGGTTTGATTCCGTTTTTGAAGTTGTTTCAAGCATCTGTAAAATCATGTTCACAAGGTGGTGTTCGTGGTGGTGCGGCAACAGTCTATCTCCCAGGTTGGCACTTAGAGTTTGAAGACCTCGTTGTATTGAAGAACAACAAAGGCACAGAAAACAATCGTGTTCGTCAGATGGATTATGCGTTTCAGTTGAATAAGTTGATGTACACTCGTTTGATTACTGGTGGTAACATTACTCTATTCTCGCCAGATGAAGTACCTGACTTGTACGATGCATTCTTTGCTGACCAAGATAAGTTTGAAGAGTTGTATGAGAAGTATGAACGTTCTCGTACAGTCACAAAGAAAACTATGTCTGCACAAGAGTATTTCTCTACACTGATTACAGAACGTAAAGACACTGGTCGTATCTACATTATGAACGTAGATAACGCTAACAGTCACAGTTCATTTGATGAAAAGCAAGCACCAATCAAGCAGTCTAATTTGTGTTGTGAGATTAATCTACCGACTAATCCTCTTGATGATATCAACGATGAGAATGGTGAGATTTCGCTTTGCACGTTGTCTGCAATCAATTGGGGTGCGTTTAAAACTCCACAAGAGATGCAGAAAACTTGTGAGATTGCTGTTCGTTCCCTTGATGCACTGTTAGACTATCAGAACTATCCTGTGAAAGCGGCAGAGATTAGCACAATGAACAGACGCCCGTTGGGTGTTGGTATCATTAACTTTGCATACTTCCTTGCGAAGAATGGTGTCAAGTACGATGAGAGTGCGTTTGAACTTGTTGATGAATGGGCGCAACATTGGTCATATTACCTCATCAAAGCATCTGTTGATTTAGCAAAAGAAAAGGGCAAAATACCCTTGACAAATCAAACAAAGTATGATATTGGTATACTTCCAGTTGATACTTATAAGAAAGATGTTGATGATTTGATTCCGCACGTTGATAAAGTAGACTGGGCAGGATTGCGTGAAGAACTGAAAGAACATGGTATTCGTAACTCCACATTGATGGCGTTGATGCCAGCAGAAACTTCTGCACAAATCAGTAATTCGACTAATGGTATTGAACCACCTCGTGCGTTAGTATCAGAGAAGCAATCTAAAGATGGTATTATGAAGCAGGTTGTACCTGGCATTCACCATCTGAAGAAGAAGTACGATTTACTTTGGGACCAGAAAACACCTGAGGGGTATATCAAACTAACTGCAATCTTGCAGAAATACATTGACCAAGGTATCTCAGTCAATACTTCATACAACCCAGTGAACTATGAAGATGAGAAGGTACCAATGTCTGCATTGCTGACTGACCTATTGACTTGCTACAAGTATGGTCACAAGCAACTCTACTACAACAACACCTTTGATGGTCAAGGTGAAATTGATATTAATAAAGACGACCAAGTAGCACCACTAGATGATATAGAAGATGATGAAAACTGCGATAGTTGCACAATATAAGGAAGTGAAGACATGAGTTATTCAGTATTTAATACAGAGAACAAGAAAAGTCATTTGGAGAAGACGATGTTCTTTGACGAGGGTGTTGATGTTGCCCGCTATGACCAAGTTAAGTACCCACAGTTTGAGAAGTTGACAGATAAGCAACTCGGTTTCTTCTGGCGACCAGATGAAGTTGATTTGGGCAAAGACCGTAAAGATTTTGCTGACTTAACTGACCATGAGCGACATATCTTTACATCAAAT